TGTGGTAAAGAATCTGGTTCAATAAATGCGGCAAACTGTGATTGTTCGTTAATAGGATGTATAACTTCATTTAAAAGATGAGCACATGAATCAGCTGATACAGGTATTTTAACCAAATCATCGGTATGTTGAACGACAATGTGGTGTTTTGGCTCTTCGATTATGTTAGGATAAAAATCTTGAGCAAGTTTAACTTGTGATATTTCTTCATACGTGCGAATTGGGATGCCATTAATGTGAAAATATTGTTTAATAACGTCAGTTGCACCGTATAAAACAAGTTGATTGGTAGCACGTGAGACAGCAGTGTAAATCCACTCACCACGATTAGTGAGGTATGAAGCGATAGCACGCGAGTCAATATAAAAAATAACAGTGTTTTCACGACTACCTTGATAAGTGGTAATAGTGTTAGCATTAAAACCACCGGATCTAAGTTCTTTAGCGGTAGAATCGTTGAAACATATAATAGGGGCGTTTAGGTCTTTAAGTTTATTTAGTTCACCGTTATATTGAACAAAACCGTTTTTAACGGAACTACGTGTGATGTAGCGAGTACCAAATTTGCTATTAATAGCAGAACATATATCAGCAGGTACTTTGTATAAAGTGAACAAGTTATTTGTAATACCAAATTTAGTAATTGGTGTATAATTAACGTTACCGTAACGCACAAATGGTGATTGTTTAACATCACCAACACAAACAAGTGTAGCACCTTGATTAATGAAGTGTGCAAGGCAAATGTATTCAAGTTCAACTTGTGAAACTTCGTCAAAAACAATGGTGTCAAACTGACCCATTTTTTCAATCGCCTCATGCTTAGTGTAAGAAATGGCACCTTTATTAATATGTGATTGTTTGAGTCGACGAGTTTGTGATATAAATAGTGCATTTGGATATCGCTCAATGGCGAGCTGAGTTTTAGCAGCACTAGGTCCACCAGTTATACAGTGGACTGTAAAAACATATTTTTTTTTTTCACTAATAGATGTATTAAAAGCACGTAAACCACGATAAGCCTCATCTTTGCCAGCTTGATAAGCTTTATCCTTATACAATTCACGAACAAATTGTGGCACCTTCAAATCTTCAATTGGTATTAAGTGCATTGTTTCGTCACGAAAATATAAAGCACGTAACTCTTCAAACGACGAAAATTGTTGGCTAGAATCGTAACGGCCAAGCATGTAATATATTTCTGAATTATTGTCGTCATTAGTGTTACGCCAAGTGTCAACAGTATTAAAATGTGTGGCAAATTCCCACACTTTTTCAGGATTGGCAAAAGTTTTAATGACACAAGAAGCACCAGGTGTAATAATTTTCGTGATAACGTCAACCATGGAATTGATAACACGTTCAGAATCAAAGCGTGTAGCAGCATCGCAAATAATTAAATCAAAATCGTTTTGTTTAAAACGATTAATGAGTTCTTCATACTGCTTGTATTGAAAAATTGAATTACGTAATTCTTTTTTTAAATCATTTTTAATAGTGAGCCCTGGTGTATAGTGACACATAGTGATCTTAGATTTGTGTGTCACAGACAAAGTATCGTGAATAACTTCACAAAGATAACCTGGAGCAGCAGATAATTCGATTATATTTCTAAAAATCTTAAGCATATTATCACAGAGTTCAAATTCGATCAATAAACATTGACGCTTTGGAGTTTGTATAATTTCCTGAACTAACTGAGTTAAATAGTCAGTACGAGTGAAGTGTGAATAAATAACATGTTCTTTAGTGTCAGATTG